CCGTCCTTGCCATCGCGGCCGCGCTTGGCCGCCAACGTCCAATGCTTTTGCTGGCCATCTGGCTTGTCGGTGGTGTCAGCATCGCAATGCCAGAGCGAGCCGCCCCACGTCACGGTATCGCCGCGCTGGTAGGTCTCGCCTTCCTTGAACACGCCGCGGTAGATCATGACTGGGACCGTGAAGGCGAACTTCTCCACCCGATCACCCTTGGTGAACTGGAAGGTAAAGCCCCGCTCGCCGTCATGGATGACCGCGAGATCATCGAAGCCGAATCCGTCCTGACCGTCCTTGCCGTCGCGGCCAGGCTCGCCCTTCTCGCCATCGATCCTGCCGAGATCCCGCGTGGTGCCGTTGCTCATGGTGGCGATGAGATGCCCATTCGCATCGCGGATGAACTCGACCGCATCGAGGCCATCCTTGCCGTCGCGACCATCTTTCCCCGCCGGGCCTTCCGCACCCCGCTCGCCCGGCTCCCCCTTCTCGCCGGGATCGCCTTTGTCGCCCTTCTCGCCGCGTTCGCCGGCCGGTCCCGGTTCCCCATCCTTGCCGGGTGCGCCGTCCGCGCCACGCTCGCCCGGATCACCTTTATCGCCCTTTTCGGGCTGGCGCTTCTCCATCGCGTCCAGGCGCTCCAGAATGGGCGCGAGCTTCTCGCCCACATACCCCTTGACGATTGAGACGATCTCCTGGCCGAAGGCCTTCCCATCGAATTTCATCAGCGAAGTCCCTTCAGGATTTCGACCAGGGCGGCGCGGGCCTCTGCCTCTTCGTTGTCATTGGCAACGGGCGGCGGTGGCGGCGGCGGATTGTTGGCCTGCTCGATCAGCTGCTTGTCTCGGGCGGCGATCGCCTCGATCGAGTGATCCTGCTGTTGCAGGTAGATCGTGTTCCCGCCCGTCACTGACTTGCGATCGAGCTTCGCGCGGCGCTCATCGAGGGTAAGCACGCTCTTTGCCTTCTCGAGCACGTCCATCTGCGTCACGCTATCCATGCGCAGCAGGTTTTCGGTGTCGAACTCCGTCCCAAGCTTTTCGCCAGTGCCGAGACCCTCATCAAGGCAAAGCTCGATGGCCTCGATCAGTACCTGCAGGCACTGCGAATAGTATTCGACGTTGAGCGCCTGGACGTTGTTATAGCTCGGCATCTGCCCGACGCCGATCTTGTACGGGGGCACGTGGTAGACCGAACACACGACCTCGGCCGACCATTTCAGCTGCTCGATCAACTGGGCATCGACCGCCTTCGCCTTCATGGCCTCATATTTGAGACCATCTCCAAGAACCGCCACCTTGCCGGAGTTCTTGCCGGTGAAGTTGGCGTCCCAATATTCCTTGAGGCGTTTCGCGGTGGAATCATCGATTGCTCCAGGCGCGGTCAGTATGCCGCCCGGCCGCGCTCCATTCTGGAAGAACAGAGTGCTGTCATTCTGGATGGCGAGGCCCTGCATCGCCGCCAGGCCGCCGGCGAAGATCGGCGAAAGGCCAATGAGGGGATGGAAGAAGCAATTGAATCGGTCGTGAATGATCTCGCTCGCCGGCACAATGACGCTTTCTTCCTGGATACCGGATAGATTGTCCGTGTTGAGCTGATAGAAGACCGAGCCGTCATCCGCCACAAGCGGCGTTACGAGCGTCCAATCTAGGACATAAAGACCGTTCGGCACCCCGCGCCTGTCGCGCTTCTTTAGTACAACAGTGTTGCCTCGCTGGAGCTTCGACAGCACCCAGCTTTCCATGAACTGAATGCGGTTCTGAAAGTGGTTCGGCTTGCGTAGGACCGGCGAATAGGCTGGGTTCTTCGTCTCTGTCCAGATGCCGTTATCGTCCTGCTGGACAAGCTTGATGCGCAGCTTCGCGATGTCCGACGCGATCAGCGTGCGGCAGGCGAAATCGGCATGGAACGACAGGACAGAGTCGTACCGAAGCTCAACGTTGCGCTGCCACGCGCCGGAAAAGCTCTCGCGGATGATAGGCCACCACCCGCCGCGACGGTCCACCGCCTCAAGGGCCTTCTCGCGCGAGGCGCGGGTTATTTCCATGCCGAAGAGGCGCATCAGCTCAAGCCTTCGCCTCGGCGATCTTCTGGCGCAGCGTTTCAGCATCCCATCCATGGAATGCGCGCTTGCCGATCACGCGCTCGTATTCGGCGCGCAAAGCCTTCTTCTCGTCGGCCGCCGTCGGCTTGGGTGCTTTCTTCGGCGCCGGCGCCATATCGCGGCGCCCATAGCCAAGCTTGCCGAGGATGCGCGCAAAACGTGGATCGCGGGCTTTCAGCGCCCGGTCCATATAGGTGTTCGACTTCATGGGGATTCTCCAGTCTGGAGAGAGGGAGACCGGCCGCAGTTGCCCGCGACCGGCCGTGTCATGCGTTAGGCTTAGGAGCCCGAGGGAACGCCCCAGTTGACCTGGCTGAGCACCGCCACTGCCGAAGCACGGCGCTTCGCCCAGTTGATGGTGCGCTCGGCGCGGAAGCCGACGCTGTTGGTCTGCCAAAGCGAGACCAGCTGCGTTTCGGTCGGCGTAGTGCTGTCGTGCGTCGGAGCGTTGTCCATCTCCAGCGAAGCCTCACGGCTCATGTCGACAGCAATCCCTCCATCGTCGGCGAGGTAGATGTCCGACGCGTTGGCGAGGATCACATAAGAACCTGCCGAGACGGTCGGGACATATTCGGAGACGATCACGGGCAGACCCTCGAACGTGCCGCCCGACATGCTGACGCCGGGGAACTCGCGCTGACCCAACGGATTGAGCATCAGCGAGAGGGACAGAGCCGTCATGGCCGACATGATCCACACGCCAGAGGTTGGCGCATTGTTGGCGGCGATGAACGTCGCGAACAGGGACCGAACATCCTCACGGATGGAATCCGCGTCATTGCCGCTCGAAACGACCGGCGTGACGCCGTTCGTGATCGAGGCCGGTGAGACGCCCGCCGCGGCGGCCTTGGCCGGATTGATGAAGTCCGTATCCAGGCGAGCGCGCAGAGCGGCGGCCAACTGGTCGCGGATGATCATCTCAGCCGACGGGCTGGAGTCGCGGAGAAGCTCCTCGGTAACGACCGCGATATTCGCGACCTTGAGGGGCTCCAGCGTGGTGCGGCTGAAGTCGAACTGGGTCAGCGGCTTCGCCTTGCCCTCGCCGACCCAATAGCCGTCACCGCCGCCAGTTTGCCCGACTAGCGCCGTGCGGAACGGCACGCGCCGCAGGCCGGGAATGCCGTTGGCGCCGAACCGGCCAAGGATCGTCTGCGGACGCAGGAACTCCACGAAGTCGGCAAAGACCGACGTCTCGTCACCGACGAGGTTCGCCGCCCAGTTGCCTGCGGCCGTAGAGCCGGCCGGCACTGCAGCCTTCACCAGAACGCCGTAGATCGGCGAATCCTCGCCGTAAAGTTCCTTGGCGACAACGCGAGCGCTTTCGCCGTCAAGCTTCGACAGCGCCTTGACCTTAGCCAGGCGAGCAAACGCGATACCGGAATCAAGCTTCGGAGCCTTCACGACCACGCCGGCGCGAGCCTGGGTGCCCTCGACCGATTTCTCGACCTTGTTCACCGGCTTGGCCTCGACGGCCTTGGCCCGCTCCATGCGGCGGAGGTCCTTCAGTTCCTCATCGATGGTGTCGAGCTCGTCGGAAAGAGTCGTGAACTCTTCCCGTTCCTTCTCGTCCTTAGTGCGGCCTTCCTCGGCCGCCTTGGACTGGATCTCTTCCATGCGGGCGACATTCGCCGCGCGCTTGGCTTCGAGAGCAGCAATCTGCTCAGCAAGCGTCTTCATTTCAGTGCCCTCCTTGGGCTTCAGGTTCACAGGTTTGATGGATTTCCCCGAGCCGGGAGAGACAGGCTTGATCACCGCCTTCTCGCCGCCTGTTCCGCGAGAGGCTTCTCCTCCGTCCTCATTGCTCTGCGGAGCGAGGCCGGTATCGAATGACTTGATGACCGCGATCGCCGCGGCATCCATGTTCTTCAGGCCGGTAATGACGGCCTCTTGATTGGCGGGGATCGTGACCGTCGAGAGTTCCAGCCACTCCCATTCGTTGATCCGCCAGCCGCCGCCCTCCATCACCGAATATTCGAGCACCTTGAAGCCGATCGAGACCGCTCGGACGAGCTTCGATTTCAGCGAGTCCCATGCGAGCTGCAGACGATCCCTGAGAATGGAGGATTCAACCGCGTCTGGATGGACGAGCCGGGCCCGGAACGGGATGCCCCGCTCGGTCGGCTTCGCGAACTCGACATGACCGATCGGCTGATCGGAATCGTGCTGCCATAGAAGCGGCATCGGCAGGGCGAACTTGGCGCCCAACGGCTCCACCACATCACCCACGCGGTCGACGGCAGGTGTCGAGGCAATGCCTTCGATTACGCGCTCCGCGTCATTGACCGCTTTCACGGTCAGGACCGAATAAGCCCTGTTCATGGTAGGTCTCCTGTGATCAGCCCAGGACGAGCATCTGATATTGAGGCACCGGCTTCTGCTCCGGCTCGAACCGCTTCGCCGTGCCGAGCGCCATCAATGCCGCCTGCAGGCCGTCGATCCTGACGGAGGCGGCACGGTTCGATTTTTCCTTGTCGATCTTCATGTTGCCGGCCGAGTCTTTCACCGTGATCGCGTTGGCGACACAGGAAGTCAGGACCGGGTTTCCGTCGTGGCGGAGGCGCCCGGAAAGCGCGAGCTCCACGAAGTATTCGATAGCAGGCGAGATGTCCTTGAAGCCCTGCCCGTAGGGCTCGAGGGGAAGGTCGACACCCTCCTCGGCCATGTCGCCCTTGAAGTCGTCAATGCGCCAGCGGTCATAGCCGATGGCCTGGATGTCGAACTGCCGCTGCAGATCGGCGAGCTGTGCCGCCATGAAGCGGTATTTGATCACCGGACCCGGAACCGGCGCGATGTGCCCTTTGCCAATCCAGACACGGAACAGATCGCGCTCCCGCTCCTTGCGCGCGGCCATTCTTCCCTCAGGCGTCCAGAAGAAGGACAGCAGATCATACCCTGGCTCTGGCTCGTCGTCCGGGAACGCCAGCACCAGCGCGGTCAGGTCATCTTTGCCCGAGAGATCGAGGCCGCCGAAGCATTTCCTGCCGGCAAGGTCCGACACGTCGATCTCCGCTTTGCACGCCTCCCAGATCGGCCGGGTGACAATCCGGTTTTCCGCGTTACCGTCGATCCTCTGATTAAGGCGCAGGTTGCGGAACCTGGCCTCGAACATCGGCACGCGACGGGCCTGCTCCGCCTCCTTCACGATGTCATCCAGATCGAGGAACACCCCGGCCGCCGGATTGCATGCCCGGATGGTCTCAGGCGCGAACGGATCGGCATCGAGCGGTGCTGAGCGCAGATCCAGCACAATGCTATCGTCATGCCCTTCCAAGGCGTCATCGATCAGCATCGACAGCGGATGGTCATCCGTTGGCGCCTGTGTCGAGATCACCATCCCGAGCGCCGCTTTCCGCTTTCCCATGGCGGTGCGCAGGTTTTCGAGCAGTTCGCCGTCACGTGCCTGGGCGAGCTCGTCATAGACCCAGAAGGACGGGGCGAGACCGTGCGCCCTTCTCGCGTCGGCCGACAGTGCCTCGTAAATCGACCCGGCACCGTCGCCGTCGAGCACCTCCATCCTCTTGTGAAAGCGCTGGGCGTTCACGCGGGCCGCGAACTCCGGCACCGCCAAGATGATCGCCTCCATCTCATTGAAGATGAGGCCGGCCTGCTGCCGATCGATGGCCGCCGAATACACCTCGCCGCGGGGCTCGCTCTCCGGCCCGAGAAGATGGCACAGGGCAAGCCCTGCTATCAGGCCCGTCTTGCCGTTCCCACGCGGCTCCGACTTGATGGCGATGCGGACGCGATTGGTCCCAGACCGCCCATAGACCTTGCGCACATACTCCCGCTGCTCGGGCAAAAGCCTCATGCGCTTGCCCTGCAGCTTCCCCTTCGTGATGGGCAGGAATTCGAGGAACGCGATCACGCGCTGAACGCGATTGAGCCCCTTCTTTTTCCAAGGCAGCTTGCGCTTTGACTTCTCTGCCTGCTCACGTGCCAGCCTGGCCCGCGAAGCACCAGGACCCCTGAGGCCCATCCATCAATCCTTGTGATCGGAAGGCCCCGAAACATCAGCGGGGCGAAACTAATTCTGTTTTGCAGGTCCCGAGGCGGTCCCAGGGCGATGGGCCCCAAGGTTTTCGCCTACCCCCCCTGCCCTGCGTCCCCGCTAGGGCCTCTATCTGGCCTCAGGACGCGCGTTCTCTGTTCGCTGGGTGTCGGGGATCGATGGGGTATCCATCCTCGCCTATGGCCGTGCTGTAGCCTCTGGCTTCCTCCGACTGCTTGTCTCTGTCGTGATGAGGAGCGCAAAGGCTCTGCGTATTGTCGTAGTCGAAGAACAGGCGAGGATCGCCCTTGTGCTCTTTGATGTGGTCGACCACCGTTGCGATGGTTATGCGGCCCTGTTGCTTGCACATGCGGCAGACAGGCTCGGCGTCGAGGCGTCTTGCTCTGATACCGTGCTTCCCTCGCCAGCGGTTGTCCTTGTACAGCCGGCGATATGCTTCTGCTTCTGGTGAGCGGCGGTCGGGCTTGGGCATTTGGCTACTTGATGTATCCACCGATGCATGCTGCATTGCGCCCGGCGGAGGGGCACATGGCAGACAACACGGACTTTCAACTACAGAACTCTATGCAGGCAATTGAATTT